CATCACTGCCGATACCATAGCCATGCCATACAAGCCAAATTCTTTTTTCAACTCTATTAATTTATCTATCATATTTCTTTCCTTTCAATTAACTTCTTATACCTAAGTATAACATATATCGGCTATAAGTCAAGTAGAAAGTGAGAAAAAACTCAAAATAATCATTTTTAATAGGGGGTATTTTTATAATGTCATTCTTCCCCTGTCCGGTATGCGAAAATGTGACAGGTGGTTCAGACATAGCATGGAAAGAAGTAATAAAAGTGGTCGTTTGATTCTAAAATTTTGACCACCTCATTTTATAAAAGTGGTCATTTCCCCAAGACTCATGAAGCTTATTTCTTTATAACGCTACATATTCCCCTGCCCGGCTTCTTTGCTATACCTAGCTTCTGTCGTACTTTTCTTACCGCATCTAGCGTTACTATTCTATCCGTGTGTCTTGTTAGGTAATCCGCCATCTCCGAATCTTTCATGATTGCCGAATTTGCCCGGATAAAATCTTTTTCCTCTTCACTCCATTTTATGTTCATTTTTCTTCCCTAAAAGTGGTTGTTCGTGTATATAATATTGTATCTAACGCGCGTAACTTATGTTTCTAAAAACTGGATATTATGATGAATGATCCTAAATTTGTTAAAACTGAATTAAAAGTCACAGCCTCTGAAGAGCTTGAGGAAGAGCTTAAAGCAGAGCTTGAAGAAGAACTTGAGGAAAAGTCTATAGCTTCTATTATACAGAAAGAACAGGAGGAAGACAGCAATGAGACTTAAAATTGTCTATACAGGAGACCCCGCTGAGACTAAGATTATCGACGAGGAAACTGGTGAAAAAGTGGAAGGAGTCCACAGTGTAGAGGTTAGTATTGATGCATTTTCTGCTTATGCCTCTATTGTTTTACAAGATTTTATTTTAGAAACTAGTAATGTTGAAGGAGAAGTCTTTGAAGGAGAAGAAGCTTCCTAATGATGCAAATGATATCATAGAAAGGGTATCTTCAAGACTAGGTCAGAAATTCAGATTTGGATATCATACTATAGACGATATGAAACAGCAAGCAGCACTATTTGCTTGGGAAGGCATAAATGACTCTTGGGATGATTCTAGACCTCTTGAAAATTTTCTTTGGATACATGTAAGAAATCGCCTTTATAATTTTAAGCGAAACAATTATGGTAGACCAGAGAAACCCTGCGATTCATGTCCATTGTATGTAAACCACGAATGCACTGGATTCGACAACATGATGGACTGCAAATTATATAAAGGATGGACAGATAGAAATACTGCCAAAAGGAATTTAATGAGCTCTTATAGTACTGTTTATGAGAAGCAGCAAGAGTCTAGTGCTTTGGATGACTTATTTACTCGTGATATTATTAATTTAATAGATCAGGAGTTACATGTTTATTTCAGAGAGGACTGGATAAGATTTACTAATAATCTAAGGCTTCCGAAGGTTAGGAAAGATAGGCTTCTAGAGGAGCTTTTTGCTATTTTAAAGGAGAATGGAATTGACCCAACGCAAGAGAGGTAAATTATCTAATTCGGAAATGGATTATATCAGGCAAAATTGTTTTGATTTATCTATTGAGGAGATAGCATCTGTTCTTAATCGCACCGTAGGACCTGTGAACAAGTTTATTGATAAGGAAAATCTTAAGGCGCGAAATATGACGGATGATGAGCATTTATTAGTTCATCTTCGTGGTCGTTATTATTATCATGAACTTAAGAAGCAGTTTTCTGATGGAGAGATTATATTCTTTGAGCATCAGTGGATTGATTATTTTAAACAGTTTGGTGAAGATGTTACACACACCGAAGAAATGCAGATCCTAGAGGTTATTAGAACTGAAGTTCTTATCAATCGTGGAATGGAAGATCGCCAAGAGGTTATGAAAAATATAGAGCGACTCAATAAGCTCATTGACGATGAGATTCGTAAACCTGAAGTCATGCAAGACACTCAGGCTATCGCAAGTTTCCAGACGCAACTAGGCGCTGCTTTCGCTTCTAAGTCTGCATACATTAATGAACATGAGAAACTTCTAACTAAGAAAGAGCGATTGTTAAAAGATTTAAAGGGTACAAGAGAACAACGTAAGCGAAATTCAGAAGATGCAAAGACAAACTTCTCAGCTTGGTTAAAGCAACTTGATGATCCAGAGGTTCGTAAGCGTGAAGGTATAGATATAGAGATTAACCGAATTGCTGCAGACAAGTCTATTGAAGAGATGTCTGAATATCACACATACGAGGATGGTAGTGTTGATCAGCCATTCTTAAATGCAAATACTATTAAGGAAGAGGAATAAGACATGGTAAAGAAAGCGATTGTAACAGGCGCCACAGGACAGGATGGTTCCTATCTAATAGAACTATTACTTGAGAAGGGCTATGAGGTCATTGGACTCAAAAGGAGAAGTAGCACGTCTACTTTAGATAGGATCTCTCACATTGATTCTGATAAACTTAAAATTGAAGAATTTGAGATATCTGACTCAGGATCAGTATATTCAGCGGTAGAGCGCCACAAGCCGGATGAAATATATAATCTCGCAGCCCAGTCTCATGTAAAGACATCATTTGACCAACCCAATTATACCTTTCAGGTCAATACGGTTGGTGTTGTCAATTTTTTAGAGGCTATCAGAAGATTCTCTCCCGAGACAAAATTCTACCAAGCTTCTACATCAGAGATGTTTGGAAAATCTGTATCAAAGGCCAAGAGCAGTGTTTGGGGTGACGAAGTTTGGGATCACTACCAAGACGAAAATACTCTTTTTCAACCACAAAGCCCGTATGCCGCTGCAAAGCTGGCCTCACATCACATGGTCAGAAATTATAGAGATGGCTATGGAATCTTTGGAGCGTGTGGAATTCTATTCAATCACGAAAGCGAAAGAAGGGGTGAAAATTTTGTTACGCGCAAAATAACTAAATGGATTGCTGAGTTTGTTAGATGGACTGAAGTTCAGGGTTTAGATGCTTCACCTCGACACTTTGAGTTTATAGATGATCATATACATAGTCGTAGAGACTCCTTTCCAAAACTTAGACTTGGTAATGTAGATGCTTACAGGGATTGGGGTCACGCGCAAGATTACGTCAATGCTATGTGGCTTATGCTACAACAGGAAGAGCCGGAAGACTATGTTATCGCCACAGGAGAAACATATAGCGTTCGTCAATTTTTAAGTGAGGCTTTTGAATATATTGGAGTATCTAATTATGAAGATTATTTTGTAGTAGATCCTCAGTTTTATAGACCAGCGGAAGTCGAGTATCTGAAAGGCAAACCAAACAAAGCAGAGAAAAACTTAGACTGGAAGAGAGAGGTCAGTTTTACAAACCTTGTACATCGAATGGTAGAAAGTGATATCAATGCGGAAGAAAAGAGGTCGAGGGAAATACAAAAGGTTCGGTTCGTTCCGTAATGGTAGAAATTACGAAGATCCTGCTTACGCAAGTTTTAGAAAAGCAGTCCGGAAGAGAGACGGTAATAAATGCCTCTTTCCCGGATGCGGATCTAAATCTAGATTAGAGGTACATCACATAAAGAAGTGGTCTAGTCACCCTTCAATGAGATACGATACATGCAATGGTATAACCCTGTGTAAGGAATGCCACAAGAGAACTCAGGGAAATGAGGAAATTTACGAACAATTGTTTTTCAAAGTCTTAGAGTGGGAAGCTTTAAGTAGATTAAAGAAAAAAGAAGATGAGTAGATTTAAAGTTATAAAAGACACCCGAGAAAAAAAGGGCCACGGTTGGTGGTTTGAAGAAGATGCCTACTGTATAGGAACAGAAGTTTCCAAGGTAGACGTTGGAGACTATGCAATAGAAGGAATGGAACATCTACTTTGCATAGAAAGAAAAGAAAGCGTTTCTGAGTTTGCCGGAAACTGTGGTGAAAAAAGATTTCATAGAGAACTGGAAAAGATGACTACTTTTCCTCATGCATTTTTATTATTCGAGTTTAATTGGGCGGACATAGAAAGATACCCTCATGGCTCAGGTATTCCACAAAGAGCATGGGGATCTCTAAGAATAAAAGGAAAATATATGCAAAGGGTCATTTCTTCAATACAGCTACAGCACGGAATACACGTTATAGCATGTGGAGATAAAGTTAGAGCAGAGCAGCTAGCATTTTTAATAATGAGAAAGGTTCACGAGCTTTATGAAAAAGAGCACTAGAGATGCAGTCTATAATATAATAAATTCCAATGACAATGCTTGGCTCGGAGTTGAGGCAGAAGATGTAGACGGGTTTGAGAATCCGCTAGACAATCTAACGCCAGATCAAAAAGACAATCTCCATCTTCATATTATATCTATAATGAGAAAGCCAGAGTATTTCCAGTGGACAGTAAAGAAACTTCTCGGCATAGAATTACTTCCAGTCCAGACCTGTATTCTTAGAGAAATGTGGGTCAGGGCTTTTCCTATGTATATAGCTAGTCGTGGTTTTGGTAAGTCCTTTTTATTAGCTGTATATTGCTTGCTTAGATGCACTCTTATACCGGGAACGAAAATAGTTATTGTCGGAGCTGCTTTCCGTCAATCCAAAGTTATTTTTGAATATATGGATACGATATGGCGTAGCGCACCTCTTCTGCAAAGCATATGCTCAGATAGCAGCGGGCCAAGAAGAGATGTTGACAGGTGTACAATGAGAGTAAATGACAGCTGGGCTATGGCTGTTCCTCTTGGGGATGGCAGTAAGATTCGTGGTTTACGCGCACACACAATCATTGCTGACGAGTTTAACTCAATACCTACCCATATCTACGAAACGGTTGTTGCGGGTTTTGCTGCTGTTTCTAGCAATCCTACACAGAACGTAAAAGAAGCAGCTAAAAGAAAGAAAATGCAAGACGCTGGAACTTGGGAAGAGGAGATGGAAGAAGTCTATTCCGAAAAGAAAAGCAACCAGTCTATTATAGCTGGAACTGCCGGATATGCCTTCGAGCCATATGCAAACTATTGGAACAAATATAAATCTACAATACAAACTCAGGGAGACTTTAGAAAGGTCGCTGAGAAGATGGGAGAAGACCCTGATGACGTTCCAGACTACATGAAGAGGTTAGACTGGAAAAATTTCTCTGTGATTAGAATGCCTTATGAGCTTATACCAGAGGGATTTATGGATGACCAGCAAGTTGCTAGGGCTAGAGCAACCATGCATAATGGTATTTATCAAATGGAATATGGTGCATGCTTTACAGATGATAGTCAGGGGTTTTTCAAAAGAAGCTTAATTCATTCTTGCGTTGCTAGCGATGAGAACTGCAATAAGCACAATTGGGCTCCTTGGTGTCCAGATCCATTCGACCCTATAACAAGAGGAGATGCTAAAAGTAAATACGTTATGGGTATAGACCCTGCATCAGAACAGGATAATTTTGCAATAGTAGTTATGGAGGTTCATCCTGAGCATCAGCGCGTTGTCTATGTATGGACGACCAATAAGAAAGATTTTGCAGGCAGGAAAAAATATGGTCTTACAGATACTCATGACTATTATAGCTTCTGCGCAAGAAAGATTAGAGATCTATTACAGGTGTTTCCTTGCGGAATTGTTGGTATAGACTCCCAAGGTGGAGGTTTTACGATAGCAGAAGGTCTTAGAGATTTAGACAAACTAAGAACTGGTGAAAGGCCTATATATCCAATTATAGAAGATAAACCAAAAGATACCGATGACCTTCCCGGAAATCACATACTACAACTTGTCAACTTTGCAAAGGCCGACTGGACAGCTCAGGCTAACCATGGGATGAGAAAAGATATGGAGGACAAGGTTATGTTGTTTCCAAGATTTGATACGCTTAGTCTTAGCATCATGACTGAAAAAGATAAGATATTTTTTAACAATATGAAAGAAAAGACAGGAGAAGACGAAGCCCTTCGACTCTATGATACATTAGAGGATGCTGTAATGGAAATAGAGGAACTTAAGAGTGAGCTAGCTACAATCGTTATAACAGTCACTCAAGCAGGAAGAGAAAGATGGGACACTCCACAAATTAAGTTGGAGACTGGCAAAAAGGGGAGGATGAGGAAAGACCGTTATAGTGCGCTGGTTATAGCCAATATGATTGCTAGATCTGAAAGATTTATAATTCCAACCCCAGTTTACGAAAGTATTGGTAGGGTTGCTGGACCTTCAGATGGACATGGTAATGGAAGAATGTATGTTGGTCCAGAATGGACTAAAAGCTTTGATCAGAATACATGCTTTAGAATAAACAAGAATCAATAGGAATTGGTGTAAAAAACAATAGGTATTGTTTAACTCTCAATGCACATTGGAGAAAAAGTGGCAAAAAGAAAATATCCCAAAAGTCAAGAAACTAATTTTGATGATGTTTCAGCTTATGTAAGCTGGGACTCTAGTGACGAAGACAAAAGACAAGCAGCTATAGCTAGCTATGGAGAGGCTGTCTCGGAGTTTTCATATGCCAGCTTAGGTTCTAGAAGAAGAGACTTCTCTGACCTAACAACTAATCTCAGCGGCAGACCCGGTTTAGGCCAAGCAGATTTTGATTGGTTCAGACCCGGTCAAGCAGTCCCGACTAAAAGTAAAGAAATAATCGCTTTCGCTCGAACGGCTTATCGCAGAATAGGATTAATCCGAAATGCTATAGATCTTATGGGCGACTTTGCTTGCCAAGGCATTCGCTTGGTTCATCAGAACCCACGAATAGAAAAGTTTTATAACGATTGGTTTAGTCGAGTAAAAGGTCCTTTTGTATCAGAGAGAGTCTGCAACCTCTTATTTAGAGAAGCGAATGTGCCCATTCGTATGAAGACTGCCAAGCTCAACAAACAAAAAAGACTAAAGATGCAAAAATCCGTAGCTTCTCCAGATATGCAGGCAATTTTAAATGATAAGAAGTTTCAAAAAGGTGAAATACCTTGGCAGTATCTATTTTTAGATCCTTTGTTGGTAGAGCCCGTAGGTGGTGTCATATCAAATATGATTGGTAATCGTTTATATAAAATGAAAATACCAGCCTATATGAAGAAAGAAATTAGAAGACTACAATCAAGCAGAAAACCTGCAGACCAAAATGCTTTAGCGCAAATACCTGCAGACTTACTAAGAGCGGTTGAGTCAAGCGAAGGAGTAATACTTCCTCCAGATAAAACTTTCATGTTCCACTACAAGAAAGACGATTGGCAAGAGTGGGCAGATCCCATGACATACGCATGTTTTAAAGATTTACTCTTATATGAAAAATTAAAACTAGCAGACCAAGCAGCTCTAGATGGAGCTATATCTAAGATTAGAGTTTGGAAGCTTGGTAACTTAGATCACAAATTGGCGCCAACAGCATCCGCTGCTTCAGCACTTGGGGACATATTAGGAACCAATGTTGGAGGAGGTACAATGGATATTGTTTGGGGTCCTGATATTGAGCTAATAGAAACAGGAACAGACGTTCAAAGATTTTTAGGGGCTGAGAAATATCATCCTACACTTATGGCTATCTACGCATGCCTTGGAATACCCCCAACTCTCACTGGAACATTTGGAGCTTCTGGGACTACTAACAACTTTATCTCTCTTAAAACTTTAACAGAGAGATTGAACTATGCTAGAAACATTCTATCAGATTTCTGGAATGAACAGGTAA